CATCACACTGTCAAAGCTGTCACTGTCGCCAGTGCCGCCCGGAAAGCACACAATGTCCACATCGTCAAAAAAATCAGCTTCAATTTCTTGACGGGGAAAAATTTTGAATCTGTACTGGGGATAAAGAGCCTGCATGATACCGTTGCCGCTCTGTACGTTACAGTACGGTTGGTGCATGAATAGAGCTATGGTGGGCATTGTGACTTTGATATACCCAGTATTTAAGCGAAAATGGCACCCGAAGGTGCCATTTAGACTGTTGGGTTACAAGGTAGTCAACCCCGGAGATCACGCTGCAAGAGCGAAAACCTCGTCGTTAGCTGCGTTTGCAGTTATTGGTTTTGCTTGATTTACGGTCATCGCCTACCGTGTTGTCCATATCCTTACTCGTCACCCTGTCGAAACCATGTCTGGCCCATCAAAAGCACATTCTGTCGTCGTTTTTGCTACGCAGGTAACGACCAAGACCTCAAAGAATATGCTTTTGGTGGACCAGGCGGGAGTCGAACCCGCGTCCAGAACACCTTTCATTCTACTTCATACAACAATAACTTACAGAGTCAGTATCACTACAGTAGCAATAAACACTGCTACCAGACCCCAATATATTGCTTCGCCAATTTTATAACTCATCATGCCCTCGATCATACTCGTACAAAACGCAACAATTCATCAGCGGTCATGTGCCCGCTGTGGCGTCTAATTTCTGTGTCGCTGTCGTCCACAATGATCATTGTGGGCACTGCTCTCACATTGTATTGCACAGCACGAGCACTGTCAGTGTCAATGTTGATCTCGTCCACTGCTAGAGCAATTTGATCACGCACTGATTCAACTGTGTCACTGAGTGATCGACAGGGCGCACACCAATCTGCATAGAATTTCAAAATTTTCATATCATTACCTCACGTGGTGACATATTTAGCTGTCATCTGACGGTTCAACCACGATCCAACCAAGGCGAAACAGATCTTCTCGAATTTCATCAGTCACAACCATTTCTGGTACAAAACCATTGTCAGGCGCACCTAGATCCATGATGCCTGAACAGTACCAGTCAATGTAGTCTCCGGCACCCAGCATGTCGGCTATGATGCCGCCAGCATGTCGCCAACTGCAACCCCAGGTTTGATCTTTCAACAGTGGCCAAACTTCGTTGCGTTGAAAACTGTTGTTGCACAGAGCTGCATAAAGATTTTGGGCGTACACATCACTGCTGCGAGCCTTGACCAAGATCCAGTCTGTGCTGCGAAGATCCCACTCTAGATTGTTTTCGCGCCACTCCGGTTTGGCTTCCTGCTCACGCCGCTGCTCGGCCCAGGTGCTGAACAGATTGGTCATCTCTTCCACATGCTGCTGCGTTGTGTTGCCCTGTTCCGCACGTTCTTCCAGTTTTTTCAATTGAAAGGTGCCACGGTCAGGGCTGCTACTGAGTGTGTTAGAGCACGATGTCTTCAAGTTCAACCTCACCATGCCATAATTTGCGATTCTGCTCCATGTCTTGATCTTGAATCGTAGTATAGCCTTTTAGTGCTGCCATGAAATGTTCGTCTTCGTTGACCACAAACACATTGTAATCGTATCTACGAAACGGTTTCATGCTGGGAGCCTCTCTTCGGCCACCGGTGTCAGAATGCACAGGCTCAATAGTGACCTGCTCTGTGTCCGTGTGTAATTTGATCACTCGGCCCAAAATGATTCGACCATTGTGCGCAACTATCACAGTGCTGCCTAGATTGATATGGTTGCCTACTATGTCTTTGATCACAGGTTCCATGACAGTCCTTGAAAAGTTGGTCCGGCGTGAGGGAATCGAACCCCCATTCTGGGTTTAGAAGACCCATGTCCTATCCGTTGAACGAACGCCAGCAATTAATCATTTCAGTATGTTAGCACAGTGCATAATATTTGTCAAGACCTGGTAACCTTTTGGTGATCCAGGTAGCGTCAAATCTAAAATCACTGCCTTGACTATTTAAGAAATCCTGCATGATATCTTCGCGTTCCTGTTGATCATGCAGGTGCCAGTGTGTGGTATGATCACCAATTTCCAACCAGGGCAGCCCATTGGGGTTAAATCCAAACACCACCCGGCCACTGGTAGCATTCATGCCACACACTAACAACAAATGGTCATCATCGTGTATCTTGACCCAGTTAGTCCAATCGCGGTCTATCGTATCTTGGTGTTGAATTGCCACACAAGAAACTGGCCCGTGATGTTTTCGTTGCTGAACAGCCATCATGCGTGTGTCTCCACACAACACTGAGTAGTGCGAAAGCCTGGGCTCAACCAACAAAGGTTTGCGTATGGGATGGTGATCCAGACAATGAAAAATCCAGTTGGCTCTGATCAGTCGGGCCGCAGTATTACAATCGCCCCGGTCTTGCCACTGTGATATTATATTGCCTTGTTGTTCAAGAACGTCGTTGAGCCTGTCACAGGCCTGCTGATAGGTCTGACCCGGTATCAAGCGGTCAATTGTGATACCAGAATGCCACCAAACTTGATAGTTGTCAAAGTCAATGTGGTCTTGCATGAGATCGCTTTTTAATGGTGGGCCGGGAGAGATTCGAACTCTCTATCCCCCGATTATGAGTCGGACGCATATACCTAAAATGCTTCCGGCCCAGAACTGCATTTTAAGACAATTCAGTATTTTTGTCAAACAATCGTTCTTGGTCACTGAGATGGTCAGTCTTGATTTCACGCATCTTTAGACCAAACAAAGCAGCGATGCTGTTTTTGTATTGGATTCTACGGTTGTTGTTGTCGCGAATGGCAATGGCTCTGCGACCGATTTCTTCCAGACTCAACTGCTGCTCTACGCCGGATTTCAGCTGCCACTCTAGATCCCAAATGGTATTGTGTATGCGTGTGATTTCTGCGATGTCACTGTGCAACTGCGTGATTTGATCTGAGTTCAACTGTTTCACAAGTTCTTTGTATCTAGCTTCGTACCAATCCAACTCGTCTTGGTTAGATCCTGCGGTACGTTCATATTTTACTCGTGCAATGCACAGACGATCAATCAATTCTAAAACTGGTAAAAATTCCATGCGGTTCCTTTTTGTTTGTGCTTTATTTACTGACACGGCCTGAGGCCTGATCCACTGTGGGTACATCCTGCCAGTCGGACCATTCCCAATGTGCTGTTTTCAACTTGTCCTGGTCGCTCCACATACCAGCTCGCACAGTGGTGTCAACTTTTTGACGATATTGCAACACAGTTTCTACTTCGTTGGCGTCCAGTCCGTAACGGTCAATGATTTGCCGGCCAGTGCCGCGTCGCATCCATCGCAGTTCAATCATAGCCACCACTGTTCGTAGGGAAACTCAACCCAGACATCGTCTTTGCTTTTGTCAATGGCGCGGCCTGAATAGGAAATTGGCATGTTGGTTTCACTGGCGAGATTATCAATCACAACCGCGGTCCTCACGTTGCGACCCCAAATCGCACGCCAGGCTGAATGTTCGGGCAGACAACCTCGCGGCCAATCGTTTATGATCCAATTCAGTGTGGCTCCACTGTCGTTGATGTCGTCCACCAACAGGATGTTTTTTCTCAAGGCTGGATCAGTTTCAGTGACTGACTCGCCACGTTGATCTTTGGGCACGTAACCAAAAGCATCTTCTGCCATCCAGAGATTGCTTTCGCTCTCACCACCGTCACGCAGACTGACCTTGAGAGTTTCGCAAGGTACATTCAAATAGTGACTGATCATCACCGCAGGCAGCAGCCCACCACGTGTGATTCCCACCACGTAATCGGGCCGCCACGTGCTGTTGGCGATTTCACGACAGATGTTGTTGACCAAACCAACATACTGATCGTAATCCAGCTTGAGTTTTTTCATCTTCCTTGTCCTCGATTGCGTTTGTAACTGCGACGCAGACCTTTGTTCATGCTTGATGTCTTGGGTCTACGTCCGCCCTGGCAGGTGCGTTTTGGAGTGCTGACATGCGCCTTGCCTGATGTGCTGGTTGTTGCTTTTTTTACCATATGTCCTCCCTGTTTGGTACTATAATTTACTCCAGATCAAACAGCTGGTAACAATTTGGCACTCTGAATATAATAGCACAGTTGTGAATTTCAAGCAATAAGTATGGCAATGACAATCAGTTTCAAAGATGTATATCAGGGAGAGATTTTCCAAAAAACTTGCTGTATTGATCAGGAAAATGCACTCATGGAACGCATGGCTCAGTACATGCAGCAGCAAGGTTACACTGGACATCACCCTTTGCACAAAATTTGGACACGCGGGTCGCGCCAGATCATTCAGTGCCTGGTAGACGATTTTTTCACCTGCGGTGACACTAGCCAATCCACTGCTGCATTGTTTGCTGCTGACACCACAGTGATCACCGATAACTGGTGCTGGGCCGAGGTTCCCTATGAGATAGTGCGACTGCCCGACAGTTTCTTTGGTACATTTGCCTATGAGCCCAGTATCCGGGACTGGCAGCCCACCCACAGATTTGGTTTCTGTGTGAATCGCATTGATCCATTGCGTATCCGGTTGCTGTGTGAGATCGCGGACATTGACCGAGATTTGGTAAATGTCAATTGCCTGCTGCACGATCACCGCAACGTTGGCCCTGACCAACTGAGAGAAAATTTCCTCAAGTACCGCGAGGAGGTTGATCATGCCCGGTTTGATTACTGGGCCAATATCATGCCTGTGCGCAATCATAATCTAACTCTGGAACAGGTGCATGCATCAGTGCAGGTAAACATTGTTGTTGAAACCTATGCTGGACCTGACATCGTGGCTTTAAGTGAAAAAACCTGGCGTGCTGTGCAAACACCCGCACCCTGGATGATATATGCTGGACGCGGATCAGTGAAATTTCTTCGTAATCTAGGATTTGATGTTCTAGACGATGTAGTGGATCACAGCTATGATCAGGAAACTGATTGGAACGCCAAGATTGCCAAATTTGGTCAATGCGCTCAACGCACAGCTCAAAGTGTGATACAAAAATCACGTGTGGAGGCAGCAGCCCAACACAATCAACAACTGCTGGCCACCATGAAACGGCAATGGCCACACGACCTGGCTCAGTGGTGGCTGCACTATCAAGAGGTCACTGCATAATGTGTGGAATACTGTTGGTCCGTAGCAAACAGCCAATTGCATTGACCAAACATCTTGAGGCACTGGAAACCATAAAATCACGCGGTCCTGATTTTTCCAGATATCACTACACTGATCGCACATTCATTGCGCAAACAGTGTTGCACATCACAGGCAGTGACAGTTTCTATCACACTCATCGTGACGACTTCTTTGCCTTCAACGGCGAAATCTACAACTACCAACAGTTTGGACCTGCTGCTAGTGACATTGATGTGGCATACCAGGCTGCTCGCGACGATTTGTATCGCTTTAGAGATTTCACCGGACCCTGGGCCTGGGCGTTGTACAACAGCGGATCATTTACCTATGCTACTGATCCGCAAGGTGAACGTGTGCTGTATCAGTATCAGGATCAAGATATCTTGATTGTGTCCAGCGAAGTCACTGCAATTCTAGCCTACATACAACCACGTGTTGACTCGGTGCTCTATGCCAACAAGTGCTGGACTCTGCTGAGTAAAACGCCTTGGCATGGCATTGAGAGAATAACACCAGGCCAACTCTATCGCGACGGTGTGGCTCAGATCACCATAGATTCTGTGTGGTCCTGGATCAGGCCCAACCACATGACTCCAGCACAAGCACAGGAAGAATTTGATAGCATATGGCGTCAAGTGTGCCGCGAAATCCAACCCAACTGTGCTGCTTCACTCAGTTACAGTGCCGGGGTTGACAGCACTGTGATTCTAGATGCCATGCCTGATCTTGAACTTGTGGCCATCAACATGACAGGCAAGGATCCTGTGGTCACTTGTGCCCGTGAATATCTGTCGTCCAGTCAACTCATCAAGCTGACCATGATTGACATTGGTCCCAAACAGTGGGCTCAATTGTATCAAGAGCTTGTGTCCAACACACGCATGCCAGCACAGTCATGGAGTTTTGTGGGTAAATGGGCAGTGGCCAAGGCCTGTGGCACTCGAGTGCTTTTTACCGGACTGGGTGCTGATGAATTGTTTGGTGGCTATGATGTCTATCGTGACCTTGTGTATGACAGTCACGGCAGCCACAGTTCCTACAGCAGCAACGACCATGACCAATTGTGGTCACAGTGCCTGGACAGCTATCACGGTGACGCCAGGCAGGCCACACTGTTAATGGATTATTGGTATCAGGTCGTGGGCATGGATGCACCTGGTCAAGATCGCATTGCCGGTGCCTGGGGCATAGAAGTACGCAACCCGTTCATGCACCAACATGTCATGAAGTTTGCACTGAATTTGCCTTGGCATCTCAAGGTAGCTGCTGAGTCCAAACCTGTGCTCAAACACCTATGGCGCCGCGGCCGTCCCAACAAAGAAATTTTGCCCAAAATGGGTTTTGCAGGTCATGCCAATGACAGTGCTGCATGGTTACCGGTTGAAATTCAGTCAACTGGGGATCGCCATCAAGATTGGATTCAAATTGCACAACAGACTTTTCTCCACTACTGCGAAAAAACTTGATCCCTGGTGTCACTGGATCGTGGATGATTTTCTAACCGCAGACTGTTTGCGCGAACTCAAGTCTGTGCAACACAATGTCACGCAAAACATTCCTGGTCGACGTGTTGGCAGCGGTCGCCTGTTTATCAATCACGAACACAGTGATGTGTACCCCAATCTTTATGCGCTTTGGCAAAGTCTACATCACGGTTTTTATCGACAATACTTCGAACATTTTACCGGACTTGATTACAGTAAATTGTTTCCGCGTGTGGAAGTGGTCAGCGACATTGGAGAATTTTATCTTGACCCACATCCAGATCAACCCGAAAAACGACTCACTGCGTTGATTTACACTGATCATGAACAACTGTATCCGGGCACAGCATTGTCGGATGGATCCCGGGTAGAAAGCAAAGACAATCGTTGTTTCTTTTTTGTACCGGCAGCTGATACCATACACAGCTACCCACGCACCACGTTTGAACAGGTGCGCAGATGTCTGCAGATCAATTATTGGACCTACAGTCTGTAACTATCCCAGTCAATGGCAGTACCAAACCAGTCTGTACTGGCTCTGGTATTGGGATTTTGATTTAGGTAATTTCTCAACATCATCAATGCTTCGTCGTCGCTGGGTGTGACTGATTGAGTGCGTGAGTTCTGATGTTCGTACCAGTACACACCGTAGGGCGCAGCACTGTCAGTCATTCTGAACATGAATCTGTCGTTGTCCTGGGCCTGGCACAAACGAGCAAATTGATCAAGCGTGGTCACTGGTTCTAGATCTTGGTAAAGATGTGCCCTGTCGGACCGAGTACTGATGAATGCTTCAACGTGTGTGATTTCAGGGATGACTTCCAAACACTTTAACCTACTGTCACCAGTGCCTGCTGAGTAACTGCCATTGCCCTGATCCTGAATCAACCAAGGCTTGATATTACCACGCTGTCGTAAATCTGCCACCCAGATGTTGAACTTGACCATGTTGGTGAAAGCATATTGATTGCCAGGCAGCACACGGTTGTCTTGATCAAGAGCAGCCACTCCCCAGGCGTCAAGCATGGAATTGAGCCTGTGGCAAAAATCAATCAGTGTGTACTCTGAGTGTACGGATCGAAAATCAAAACAGGGATTCCAAAACAGGCAATGTGTGCCTGTGTGGTGCATTTCTGCCACAGGATCCTGTGAGCCGAGCCAGCAAAGTGAAATTAGAGGATTGTTCCAGTACATAAATAACGGCGTATAAAATATTTATATGATAGAAATTTTTGGACCTACATATCGCTACGGCGGCGAAATACTGACCAAACCCGAGATCATCTATGTGAGCGATCATCACTATGATGAGGAACAACAGTGCTTTCATGTCAAGACTCTGCTGGAAAACAGCGCCTGTGATCCTCGTGAGCACTTGGTGGTGTTTGACCATATGAATCACGAAGACGAACTCAGTGCCTACAATACTTTGTATTTGCCAATCTTGTTGTCAGCTGAAAGCAAAGAATTTGCCTCGGCCAACATAGTGCCAGACTGGAGCAATAAAACTTTCAACTTCAATTTCATGATCAACAAACCCAGACACAATCGAGAGTTCTTGTTGCTGTTGATCAAACATTTCAAACTGGAGAATTATTGTTACACTCTGTGCTGGCAAGACATACAAATCAGTCGTGACACCATGGCTCGTCGAACCAGCAACGCAGAGTACAAAAAAATCATCCTGGAGACCGAAGTTGACATCCCAGGACACTATCTCAGTGTTGGCACAGAACGTCTCCTGGGACGCGGATTGCAGTATGGGTCAGTGAAAAATTTTGAAAACTATGTCAACCTGCTGAAACAAAACATTTTTGAACCCAGCTGTGTAAGCCTAATCACCGAACCCAGTTTCTATGAGCGCGAGACATTGAAAACTGAAAAAACCATCATGTCCATGTACGGTGGCACTTTGCCAATTTGGGTAGGTGGTTGGCGCATTCCGCAATCGCTGCGCGATCTTGGCTTTGATGTGTTTGATGATATCATAGACCACAGCTACGAAAGCATGAGTGATCCCTATGATCGTGCCTACTATGCTGTGCGAAAAAATCTAGATCTTTTGCGAGATTTTACAGCAGCCAAAGATTTCATTGAACGCAATCATGATAGATTTCAACACAACATTAGATTGATTGAGCAAAATGTATTTTTGAACAACATGGTCAACAAGATCAAACAATACAGTGAACGTGAACAACGGTATCTTTTGATGATTGCCGAGGGATTTAGATTTAGATGTCTAGCTGACTATCAACTACTGGGAGAGCTGATTGGTGACAAAAGCAAACACAATCACGATCCTGACGAAACAAGGCAACGTTGGGGTTAGAGTTTCTGTAGGTATTGCACAAATTTTGGCCAGTCATTGTATAGAGCACACACTATGGCCATTTCTTCACCATACAGGGTCAATCGTGTTTGTTGATGACGTGCTCGTACGTAGTAAGCACAATTCAATTTTTGATTCAACAACAGCAGTCGTCCGGGATAGTACACATCAGGCGCATCAAAACTGTAACTAACCAAGCCGGCTTGCTGAAATGATTCATGGCCCTGATCAGTCAATCGCATTCCGGTATGACCTAACCTTACATCACGCCACCAGGTTTTCATGGCCTGTTTCAGCGATGGTCTAATGTCTTCAGGAAGGCGTAGCCACACCTGTTGAGTGAGTTGATATCTATCCAGCATCAGGGTAAACTTGCGCACCCTGTGTCAACAATACCACAGTGAATTTGTCTGTGCGAAATTGTGTGTTGAGTTTGCGAGCAAGATTACGAGCATGTCCTGGATTGCTAAAGCTGACCTTTTTGTATTTGGGTCCGGGGTATTGTGTCAAGAGATTGCTGGTCTTGAGATTGATTGGCTTGTTGTCGTAGAACACTGCCCATACACCTTCGCTCGCCAAGACCTGTTCGGTCTTATAGGTCTGCTTGTTGGTGTGTTCGATCAACACTGTGGGCTTGGGTCTAGACATCATTATCTCCTATGATTATTTATGTCATAATCTAGTCAGATTTGAAACTGCCGCCGCTCAATTCAACAGTTACGATTTCGTCACGTGCTTGTTGACGCTGTTGCGCAAGTTCTTGCAGTGCCAACAGCAGTTTGGTGATATCAGCATGCAGATCTTTGGCATCACGCATGCTCATGTGGAAATCTTTTTGCCCACGAGCTTCGTGAGCTTTGAGATTGTCAATGAATCGGTTGATGTGCAGACTCATGTTATTTCACGTAAGGCTCAAGATTGGGCGCTGTCCAGCCCAGTGGCTTCAGCACCTTGCCATCTTCGCGTTTGCGCACTTTGCCGGTTTCTCGATCAATCTTGGCAAAGTTTGAATTCATGACTTCTCGCCAGGCACCTTCAGCATCAACACCAAGACTATGGATAGCGCCAATTGTGACAACCAAGATGTCAATCAGGGCATCTAGATCATCAACCTTGGTTTTGCTGGCCACAAGTTCATCAAATTCTTCGGCAATGAGATTGCAGTACATCTGATATTGTTTTTCATTGAACTCGCCCACGGTTTGGTCGCAAGCTCGCATAAACTTTTCTTGATCACGAAATGGATTCATCTGCTTCTTTCTTGGTATGATACGGACCTTGCCATTTGTATCTCTGCAAGGTAATGAGTTTGGGATTCTCTACCACTCGCCAGCGTCGATGCTGTTGTACACTGTACCAACCAGCAGCATACCAACTCTTGCTTTTGCTTTCGCGAGTGAACAATGGTATGCGATGTTTGACGTCCCAGACTGGATTAAACACACGACCTGACACAGCAAATCCATATACCTGATTGCTGGGTGTAGACTTGGATCGAGGCAATTTTTCAAACTGTATGTTTGCGGCCTTGCCAGCCATTTTTATGGTTTTGTAACGTGAGACCTGACCTTGAATTTTCACGGTGTATTCATCGCCGGTGGCTTCAATCATGCCTACCTTGGCGTTGTCTTTTTTCAAGATCCAATACTGTTTTTCAACTATGGGTTTGGCAACTATCATCAAGAACTCCTTGGTATGTTTCATTCAGCCAGCGTCCAACTGAATCGGCTGCTTCGCTGAGTTTGACAAGATCGTACTTGCCACAGAATTTTAAAAAGTGTGCGCCTACCTGGCCCACATCTCTATGACTGACTTGCGCCCGGATGGCCTGATCCACTGCGGCCTTGATAGTGTCTGGCTGTGCTGTTAGATCAATCAAGGTGCGATTGCGTTCGTAATCATCCAGCACACGGTGTTCTTTGCCTTCATGATCAGTCCAACGTTGAAGCATGAGATTGTTCCAGGCATAACCGCGTTTGATTCGGTCCTCATAGGCTTCTTGTAGACCCACTTTGTTTTTTGTGCCCTTGGTTCTCACGCCAGGAAACGCTGAGAACACATTGTCGCTGCTGTCGCCGCGCATGCATTTCTCAAACAGCAACCATTTGGGATCAGGTATGGCCTTGGCTGTTTTTGTTTTCTTGTCAATCACAGCATTGCCCTTGGCATCAAACACACCCTCCAGCGTGATTAGTTCGTCAGTGATACCGTTGTATTGATTGACGTTTTCAGCCAGTAGTTGCACAAAGTCTGTGTCGCTGCTGACAATGGTGTGATGATCGCCAGGATGCAGTGCGATCCAGCGAGCAATGATGTCATCGGCTTCGGCTGTTTCGTGTCGTATCACGCTGCAATTGGTGCGGGTGGCAAGATACTGACACAGTTCGTCATAGGTTTGCCAAAACAGTTGATCTTCTTCGGCTTCGGCTTCGGTCATGGCAGCTCGAGCCACGGCACGATTTTTCTTGTAGGGCTCGTAAAAGTCCTTTCGCCAGCTACGTCCTTCCAACGCAAACACCACGTGGTCAGCGTTGAACTTGCGTACCACTTTGTTTGCAGCCATCAAGGTCACATGCAAGGCAAAACCCAGTCGGGTCCAAGTATCACTGGCTCGATGTGCGCTGTGTCTAGCACGAAAGAACATGTTGGCAGTGTCAATCAAGAGATATCGCATGGTGTCCCAGAATGTTGTGAGTGTCTAGGTATTGTAGCACATATTGAGCCCAAAAGCAATGAGCAGCGGCACCAAAATGGTAGGTGTGAGGATTAGCAAATTCATAACCATTTTCACGAAGAATGGCCGCATAACTGTGTTGAATACTATAGGGTTCAATAAAGTTC